TCAAGGTGAGCAAGGCTTACCTGGTAAACATATTACCGAAGCACAATTAAACGAAAACGGCCATTTATTTCTTTATCGCGATGATGGAGTACAATTTCCTATTGGCAACGTTATTGGCGAACAAGGACCAACAGGTCCAATTGGACCTCAAGGCGATAAAGGGGAAAAAGGTGATACCGGGTTACAAGGCAAGCAGGGTATTCCAGGTGAAATCGGGCCAAAGGGAGATAGAGGGGTGGATGGTCCACAAGGACCAGCCGGGCCGCAAGGTGAAAGAGGAGAGCAAGGGGAACAAGGTATCGCTGGTCCGAAGGGTGATAGAGGCGATATTGGGGATTTAGGTCCTAAAGGTGATCGCGGGGAGATGGGTATTCCCGGTCCTGCAGGATTACAAGGACCAAAAGGTGATCCTGGGCCGCATGGTGAAAAAGGTAAAAAAGGTGATCCTGGTAAAGATGGTGACTCGCCAGATATAGAGCCATACCTCAAAAAAGTTTCAGAAGAAACTAAAAAATTTCAAGATAATATTAGACGTACAATTACTAGAGCATCTATTGGAGGAGGCTCTTCAGGTGGTGGTGAAGTGCGTTTAGAATTTTTAGATGATGTTGATAGAAATTCAGTTAAACAAAACAATAAAGTATTACGTTATAATTCTTCTACAGGCAAGTTTGAAGGCGCTACTGTAATTACAGAAGGTGGGGCTGGATCAGGTGATGTTGCAAACACATATCTACAAGCTAATTTTGTAAGTAATACAGCATTTCAATCTTTCGTTGCAAACACTAACGCATACATTGCAGCTACAGCAGGTGGTGGGGGCAGTGGAGATGTATCAAACACTTATATTCAAGCTACATTTGTAAGTAATACTAATTTTCAATCATATGTATCTAACACTAATACAAGATTAGTTAATTTGGAAGCAGGTGGTGGAGCCGGAGTAAATCTTGCCGCTGTAGCTACTAATATAGTACCAGCTGCGAATAATACATATGATTTAGGTACAACAGGTAAAAGATGGAGAGATATATATCTTTCTGGTCAAACAATTAATCTTGGCGGTGCTACTATTTCATCTGATGGTACTGGTGCTATTTCAATTTCCGGATCTGGAGCTACGCTTCCAGCAAACTCTAAAGTTACTGTTGCTGGTACAAATAAAAAACTAGCTACTGTAAATGATGAAGGTGTTGTTGAACAGCTTGTACCTTTATTCACACAAGCAACTGGACTAACAGCACCAGCAAATACGTTTACTTTTAGATCAGATTCTACTCAGAGAGTCTTTACTAATTTTACGCTAAATAGTGGTGACCAACTTTCTAGAACAGCAAAAGCTGCACAGTTTTTATTTTAAGGTAATTAAATGTCAATTAAAGTACCTATTAGGACAGTATATGATAATTCAAACAATGCTATTGGCTTGTCTGAATTTCAGTCTGGTGAAGTTGTAGGATATCTATACGGAGGTACGGGTTTATCATCTTTAGGATCAGCAGGACAAGTTTTACAAGTTAACTCAGGAGCAGATGGTTTTGAGTTCGGAGAAAAAACTTCTGTTAACTTAAACCCATACTTGCAAGTATCTAATGCTAATGTAACTTTTGTAACAAAAGCAACTGCACTTTCTTCAAATAATGCGTTAATTAATTTAATTAATGATAGAATGCAAATTGCTAATGTACAATCATTAGTTACTACATCTATTAATAATGTTATTGATGCAGCACCAGGCGCTTTAGACACATTAAATGAGTTAGCAGCTGCTATTGGTGATGATGCCAACTTTATTACTACTATTAATAGTTCAATTAATCAAAGACTGGCATCTAATGCAACAATAACTCTTAATGGTGATATATCTGGTTCAGGAAGTTTTAGTTCTAACTCTGTTACTATTACAACAGATTTAGGTACAACAGGTACACCTACTGGTACATTTGGTTCTGCATCTAAAGTTCCAATTATTACAGTAAGCGCTGATGGTAGAATTACTAGTATTTCTAATACTAACGTAGCAGGTGTTGAATCAATTTCGTATAATACCTCTAATGGTTTATTAACGATAAATACATCAGACGGTGGCAGTTCTTCCGCTAATATTACATTACAGCCTTTTGATACAGATAATTTAACAGAGGGTGCTACCAATTTATATTTTACCACAGCAAGAGCACGTGCTGCGTTTTCTGCCGGTGATGGAATAGATATAACTGATGGAACAATCGCTTTAGGTGATCCAGCGTTTCCAACTGGTGATTATGGATTAATAACAGATTCTGATTTTCAGACTTTAGGGGATGAAATAGCAACATCTGACTACTATGATTTATCTCAAACACCGAAGGCTGGTTTAGTTACTGTCAATTTAGGAACTAATGATGCAATATAGATTAAATAAAAAACCTGTAGGAAAATAAAATGGCAACTACTATTCAATTAAGAAGAGGTACCGCAGCTGCGCATAGCACGTTTACAGGTGCTCTTGGTGAAATTACATTTGATACCACTAATAAAACATTAAGAGCTCACGACGCGTCTGTCGTTGGCGGTACTAGATTAGCAGTCTATGATGAAGTTACTGATAGACTTCAAGTAGCTAATGCTAATATTACATTTGAAACTAAAGCAGTGGCTTTAGCTGCTAATACAGCACAAAACAATCTTATTAATGATAGACTTCAAGTAGCTAATGCTGCAGCGTTATTTGTAAATGTATCTGGTGATACTATGTCAGGTGACCTTGCTATGGGTTCTAATAAGATTACCGGTCTTGGCGCGCCAACAACAGGAACAGATGCTACTACAAAAACATATGTCGATACGGCTGTAGCTAATATTGTAGATACTGCCCCAGAGGCTCTTAATACATTGAATGAGTTAGCTGCTGCATTAGGTGATGATGCCAACTTTGCCACCACGACAGCAACATCGCTTGGTACGAAAGCGGCTAACACATACGTCAATTCTACGTTCCAAACTATTGCGGTAGAAAGAGCGGCGCTAGCAAATACAAATGCATACATCGCTGGTGTACAATCTAACCTTGATGCTACTAACGCTAATGTTGATCAGAAGCTAGGTGCAACAGCATCGGTTGCACTAACAGGCGCAGTAACAGGTACAGCAAACTTCAGCGCAAATGCGGTATCAATTACTACTACAGCGACATCGGATCCTACAATTACATTGGGTGGAGATCTGACTGGCTCAGTCACTCTTACCAACCTTGGCGACGGTACTCTAACAGCAGCTGTTGTAGATGATTCGCACAATCACTCAAGCTCAACCGGAGCATTCAATGTAGGTGCTGATCTAACAGTCTCCGGTGGAGATATTATTCTCTCTGGCACAGGTCGCATCCAAGGTGTGGATACAGTGTCAGCTGGTACTGATGCAGCCAACAAAACTTATGTCGACACAGCCGTAGCTAATATTGTAGACACAGCTCCAGAGGCTCTCAATACTCTCAACGAGTTAGCAGCTGCATTAGGCGATGACGCCAACTTTGCCACCACGACAGCAACATCGCTTGGTACAAAAGCAGCTAATACCTATGTAAACAACACGTTTCAGACTATAGCAACTGAGCGTGCTGCGCTAGCAAATACTAATTTATATATTGCTACAAAGCAAAATACAATAACCGGTGGCGCTACCACTATTACTTCATCTGATTTAACAGCGTCTCGCGCTCTTGTTTCAGATGGATCAGGAAAGGTGGTGGTATCACCTGTAACATCTACGGAGTTGGGATATTTAGACGGTGTAACATCTGCTATTCAAACTCAACTTAGCACCAAGATTGCTACAACAGACGCTCGTGTTGAATTTTTACAATCAGCTAATACTTCAGTAACAAATGATGCTAGTTCTATTACTACAACTATGAATGCTGTAGATTTAAATGATCAGACACTAGTTAACCCGGCTGGGTTTATTACTATAAACATAGGTGGTGTTAACTATAAGTTACCATTCTACAGTTAATAAAAATGATAAATATATTATAAATTAGGAGATTATTATGCCTTATGAAGTTGCAGATGCTGTAAAAGCAGTATCAGATGACAATACATCAGTCTTTCAAGATGCTATTAATAGTATTCTTGCTGATAGGTTGCGTGAACGTATCGGTGTAGAAAAAGTAGCTGTTGCTCAATCTTTCTTTAATGAGCCAGAGTTTGCCGATGAAACTCCAGAAGAAGAATTTGAAACAGAAATCGACGGAGAATCAGATGAAGACGTTTAAAGAACTTATGGAGGCTCCTGGCTCACCAGCACAAGATAATAAGCGTGAGAAAGATGATGAGACAGAAGTAAAAGGCTACAAGCCTCGCTCAAAGGGCGAAGAAGACTTTGCTAAAGCTCATACAATGAACACAGCTGGACATCCTGTAGCTACTGTTGCGCAGTTTAAAGGTACGGTAGATGGTGGTGATCCTGAAAAAACGCATCGTGGTGGTAAAACACACTCAGGTGGTGAAACTCAACCAGTGATGCAAGGCTCTTCTAAAATGAGAGAAAGCTTCTCAAATTGGGTAAAGGTTGACGAAAATGGCGACTATTAAAATATTAGGAACTTCAGGAAGTCTTGGTGTTGCTAATAACATGGGTAATGCTACATTTGTACGAGTAGTTAATACTGCTGCAGCCGAAGTTACAGTTACTATAGCTAATACAGTAGACCCAGTAAACGGTGGTGGTACATCAGGCACTTTTGTTTTAGAAGCTGGTCAATCAGAAATTATTCTTAAAGAGCCAACAGACACAATTGTTGCTTCTGCTGATGTCAAAGCAACCAAAGTATCGAGATACTAATATGAAACTCATATGCGAAATTAACGAAGAATTAGAATACATCGCAGAAGAAGCTGGTGAAGGTAAAACTCACAAAATCAAAGGCATCTTTATGCAAGGTAATATTACGAACCGTAATGGTCGTAGATACCCAATGAATGTACTTGTTAACGAGGTAAACCGTTATCAAAAAGAATATATTGATAAAAAGCGTGCATTCGGTGAGTTAGGTCATCCAGCTGGTCCGACAATTAACCTGGACCGTGTTTCGCATATGATCACATCTCTTACCCCAGACGGAGATAATATCATTGGTGAAGCTAAAATTCTAGATACACCAATGGGTAACATTGTAAAGAATCTAATGAATGAAGGAGCTACTATTGGTGTTTCTTCTCGCGGTATGGGTTCTTTAAAAGAGAAAAACGGTGTAGCCGAAGTACAAAAAGATTTCTATCTAGCAACAGCAGCTGATATTGTTGCAGATCCTTCCGCTCCTAATGCATTTGTAGAGGGTATTATGGAAGGTAAAGAATGGGTTTGGGAGAACGGTATTCTTCGCGAGAAGACTATTAGTAATTACAAACAAACAATCGAAAAGACCTCATCTAAAGACTTAGCTGAAATGAAAATGCGAGTCTTTGAGGACTTCATCTCAAAACTTTAATATTATAAATAATAGAGAATATATCCATCAAAGGAGAAAAACGATGTCTGATCAAGATCTAAGAATGAGAGAAGAAGACCTCGTCGTTGCTGATTCTGAGCAATTAGATGAGTTCAAAGCTTCTATGGGTGATCCGTCTGAGGTGCCAGAGCCGGTTGCTAAGACAGCCAAAGCTCCAGGTAAGTCTAAAAAGCAAGTAGACGATCCTCAAGACTCACCAACTGCTGTAAAGCCTGGTAAGCCTGCAGAAGCATCTGCTGGTAAAGGCAAAACAGCTAAACTGCCAATGGGTGAATCAAAAATGTCAATGATTCAAGCTATGGTAGAACGTATGAACGGTATGAAGAAAGCTGAACTAGCTGGTGTGTTTGAAGACATGCTTGCAGCTGCTGAAGCAAAAGAAATTTCTGAAGAAGATGTTTCTGAAGAAGCAGTAGAAGTTGTAAGAGCAGGTCATAAGATTTCTGCAGAAGATATCGATATTAAAGAAGATATTGCTGCAGTATTCTCAAACGACGAAGAGCTTTCAGAAGAATTTAAAGATGCAGCTACGACTATTTTTGAAGCAGCTGTTGTTTCTAAAGTCAATGAACAATTAGAAAAATATGTTGTTGATATTGAGTCTGAACTCAACGAAGAAAAAGCTAAAATTGAAGAAGAAATGTCTGCTAAACTTGACCAATATCTTGACTACGTAGTTGAGAATTGGATAGACGAAAATCGCCTTGCAGTAGAAAAAGGCATTAAGGCCGAGTTGGTAGATGATTTCATCGGTGGTCTAAAAGATCTATTTAACGAGCATTATATTGAAATTCCAGACGACAAAGTAGATGTTGTTGAAGAATTAGCAGCTCGTGCAGAAGATCTAGAAGGTAGACTAGACGAAGAAATCAAAAAGAATGCTGCTTTCAAAGCGGAAATTTCCGAGCATATGAAAGCCGACTTATTCGCAGAAGCTTGCGAATCCTTAACAGAGACTCAAAAAGAAAAATTTAAGACTCTGTCCGAAGGTATTGAATTTGTTAATGAAGAAAAATACGTTGAAAAACTAGAGACTCTGAAGAAAAGCTATTTTAGCGAATCAGTAGAATCAACTGCATCAACAAGTGACTTTGATGACGCTGAGCCACTAGAAGAGGAAGTAAAAGCTCCTCGTATAGAGCCAGAAATGTCTGCCTACGTCAATGCCATTTCAAGATCATTGAAAAAATAAAAATTATAAATAATATTAGATATTTGGAAAACCTTAAAGGAGAAATCAAATGCAATATGTATCTGAAGAACTAATGCAGAAGTGGCAGCCGGTTCTTGAGCACAGCGATCTTCCAGAGATCAAAGACGCTCATCGTCGTTCGGTCACAGCTACATTGTTAGAAAACCAAACTCGTGCATCTAGAGAAGCTGCACAGGGTTCAGGTGGCTACTCAATGCCATCACTATTAGGTGAAGCGGCCCCAACTAACGCAATGGGTGCTTCGTCATCTACTGCAGGCGATGGTTCCGTAGACATCTTTGACCCAGTACTAATCTCACTAGTACGTCGTTCAATGCCAAACCTTATCGCGTATGACATTGCTGGTGTTCAGCCAATGACTGGCCCAACAGGTCTTATCTTCGCGATGCGTGCACGTTACAGCTCACAAGGCGGTGCAGAAGCACTATACAACGAAGCAGACACAGACTTCTCGAAGTCAGCTGCTGGTAACACATTATCAGGATTCGCAATTGACGAATCAACTGGCGATGCAACTACAACAGGTCAGACAGGTTCTGATCCAACCTCTCGTGCATCTGCTAACGGTTACACAGTTGCTACTGGTATGTCAACAGCACAAGCTGAAGCTCTAGGTGATGCAGGTAACAATGCATTCCAAGAAATGGCATTCTCAATTGAGAAAGTATCTGTTACTGCAGTATCACGTGCACTCAAAGCTGAGTACACAATGGAACTTGCACAGGATCTACGCGCTGTACACGGCCTAGATGCTGAAACAGAGCTTGCTAATATTCTTTCAGCTGAAATTCTTGCAGAAATTAACCGTGAAGTTGTACGTACAATCAACTACACAGCTACTGCAGGTGCTCAAGATAATACAGCAGCAGCTGGTACTTTCAACCTTGACGTTGACTCAAACGGCCGTTGGTCAGTAGAGCGCTTCAAAGGTATGATTTTCCAAATCGAGCGTGAAGCGAACCAAATCGCAAAAGACACTCGTAGAGGGAAAGGTAACATCCTGATCTGTTCATCTGACGTTGCATCAGCACTTCAAATGGCAGGCGTGTTGGATTACACTCCAGCGTTGTCAGCTAGCTTGAATGTCGACGACACAGGTAACACTTTTGCAGGTATCTTGAACGGTCGTATCCGCGTATACATCGATCCATACTTCGCAAGTGCATCAGGTAACCAGTACATGACTATTGGTTATAAAGGTTCTAGCGCATTTGACGCTGGCTTGTTCTACTGCCCATACGTTCCATTACAAATGGTTCGTGCGGTTGGCGAGAACACATTCCAGCCAAAAATTGGCTTTAAGACTCGTTACGGCATGGTCGCGAATCCATTTGCTAAAGGTGCTACAGCTGGTAACGGTTCTATCGCATTCGCAGACAAGAACGTATACTACAGACTGGTTAACGTTTCTAACCTTATGTAATAATAAGAAGAGAAGGGTTAACCTTCCGTTTAAAGGGCTCCTCACGGGGCCCTTTTTTTATGCCTAAATATAGATAAACAATTAGGATAATACTATGAGTGCTATCAATACACAACCAGATAATAAAAATATGTTATCACCTACTGGTTTTCGATTTGTATTGAATCGAACACCTAATGTTAACTATTTTACATATAGTGTGCCTATCCCTACTCTGAGCCTTGGAGAGATCGACACTGAGAACCCAAACGTTAGATTACCATTTCCAGGTGATAAGTTACGCTATGAACCTTTAAGTATTCGTTTTAGAGTAGATGAAGATTTGCAAAATTATCTTGAAATACATAATTGGTTAGTTAGTCTTGGCTATCCAGAAGATATATTAAATCAAACTGCTTATGCACGTGGTGCTTATAATACTGGTGGTCAGGTTTATTCAGATGCTAGTTTATTAGTAT